CTCCGACTCTTCGGTTTCGACCTCTTCACGCTCATCAACATCACTAGTGGATTCTGGGGATGTCCCTGACATTGTCCCTTGACCTCTCATGCAGCTAATCTAATGATGGACAAAGCGGTTGCCTCATCCACGGTTTCATATGTCATATAACACAGGCATTGTGGGTGTGGTTTACTTGGAACTGCTCTGGCTTCATAAACCCCGTCACCGTTAACACCTCCGCGTGCCCGTTCATCACAGGCATCGGGCTTAGGGTGCCGTCTACTGAGATTCCATTTAGTGCCAGCCACAAAAGGGTTGTCTGTACCTTGTGCTATCTGGCGCTCATGGAATGCGTTATTGATCTCAGTTCGAGCTAATCGCATTGCTGAATAGGAGATACCACCAGGTGCATCAGGACGGATAAACCGTCTGACTTCGGTAGCAAGTTCACGCGCACTGACTTGGTTGATGATCCCCGCACGAATAGTTTTTTCAACTAAACCTGTACTCAGCTGGATATTCTTGTAGACGCGTTGTGACAGCTCAAGTGGACGTCGTAAGTTATCCAGTTCCAAGCCACGTTCCAAATACGGCATAAAGGCATCCAGCAAGCTTTCTGCTTGACGCTCAGTCATGTGTGCGGCCAACACTCGGTAGATAGACATGGCTGCTCTATCCGCCGCGCCTTCAGCTAACCCGAAGTACTTGTTAGTGGCTCGCTCGACATCGCCCCATGTCTCTTCCATAAGGCCATTGATTTGGTCAAGCATGATACCGAGCTGAGCCACACGTACAGTTCCACCGACGCCATTACCCTGTCGGAGAATAATCCGCGAAGCCATGGCGGCTGATTCACGTAGTATTCGCCTTAGCTCGATATCGGCTTTTTGCTGAACTTTGATATACTCGTTCAAAGGTTCTCGTTCAGGAGTAAGCACTTACACCACCACAGACAACAGATTTTCCGCAGTTAACAGTGGAGTCTGTGTACCGTAGACGAAACGGACATGAACTTGATAATCACCAGGTGGAACTAAAGCAGCAGTATCGATTTCCGCAGTAGCCCAGTAATTCTGTCCGTAAGACTCCCACACACCAGGAAACACCAATGATGCCAAACTGACCGCGACATTAGGAACTTCAAGGATTATCTCAAGGTTCGTAGTTTGGTTGAGGAGGTCGATATAGACACCGTTAAGCTTGCCCTTAATAGGAACTTTGATGGTCTCTGTAGTCCCGTATGTAATCTCTTTAGGGCTACATGACATAACTGACCTCCCATCCCTCAATAGCCTCAGCCGTAAAGCGTGTATTTACTGCTCCGGTTTCCCATGTGCTTTCCACACATCCACTGACGAACTCATAGACTGCAATCGCCACTGTCGGATTACCTGCGACAAACGTAGAAGCCAGCCCGTCAAGGAACAGGCGTTCGTCTGCGGCGATCTTGGTATTTCCGAACCGGGTAGCTACGCCGCCACTGGTCAGCCTGAGTGCACGGTTCAGCCGTGTCAGGCCGTACGCCAGCGTTGAGCCTTTACCCGTAGGCTTGAGCTTCAGCCCTAGACGGGGTGATCCCGCCTGGAAGCTTGAGCTATAGCCCTGAGGACGTAGGGTCAACACGAGCTTGGATGGGCCTGACTGAGCTGTAGGGCCTAGCCCTGTCACCTTCAGTATCAGCGCGAGCTCGGGGCCACCATAGTGTGTGGATGACCCAAGGCCAGTCAGCGTTACCCAATGGGACAGCTCTGAGTTACCTGCGGAGAAAGTCGAGCCATGTCCCGAAAGATCCAAGATATCCGGCTGAAGCTCACTGAGTGAGGGAGCACCATACTGTGTGGACTCAGACCCCGTGAGTTCGATGACATGAAGCAGCTCAGGGCTACCGTAATCAACAGTCGAACCCAATCCCGAAAGGCTGAGCATTCGATCTGTTTGAACTACTGGATTACCATAAGCAGTTGAGCTGACTTTACCCGTTAACTCAAGAGTTTGTGCAAGTGAAGGGTTACCATACTGAAGCGCAGGTGCATGTCCGCTCAGGTTTAAACTTTGATTCAATCTGGGTGTACCGAAGTCCACACCTTCATTGAATCCTTGGAGGACCAAGACATGCTTCAGTGCATTAACACCGAACTGCACAGTCGGCGCATGACCGGTCAAACTCAAGATTTGATCAGGCAGCAGAACAGGAGAACCGAATTGAACTGATGACGGGTGCCCTGTCAGTACTAACGTTTGAGCAAATCGTGCAGTACCGTATGCGGTACTTGAAGCTTTCCCGGTTAAACTAAGTGCATGAGAAAGCTTGGATGTTCCGTAAACAGTACTGCTTGCTTTACCGGTCAAACTGATGGAACGGTTTAACCGAGTTGTGCCAAAGCTTTGAGTATTTGCATACCCAGTAGGTTTGACAATCACAGCCAAATGTGGAGCACCATAAGCCACAGTGCTGGCTAAACCTGTCAAGGTAAGGCCAATACTGAGTTTAGAAGTGCCGAACTGTTGACTGTTGGACAGCCCTGTCAGTTCCAGTATATGAACTAGTTTAGGTGTACCATATGAGGTTGAAGTAAAACCTATCGGGTTTACTCCACGGTTCAGCCGAGGTGAACCATAAGTTGAGGTATTACTATACCCAGTCAGCTTAAGAACAGGCGCTAGCTTGGTTGTACCGTAAACGGTGCTACTTGCTTTACCAGTCGGTTTGACTACGTGCTTAAGAGTAGTTGTACCATAAGCAGTAGACGAAGTTTTACCTGTCGGTTTGAGTGCCCTATTCAGCTTTGGGCTACCGTAAGCAGCCGTAGATGCGAGACCGGTCAGCGTAACCGTAGCTGAAGGCAAAGCATCACGTAGAGCAAACATCGTAGCGGTAAGAGGAGTAGTGCTACTAGGAAAAGTACCCCAGTGGACACCAGTATCACCCATACCGCCAGCAGTAACACGACAGATGGAAAACAAATTGGACGTTACATCATTAGCACCTGTAACATACGTCCAGCCGCCAGGAATACCACACAAAGACGAAGTACGACCCATAGCCGTCCACACAAGCATTCGCTGAGTATTCAGCAATACACCTTGAACGCTTGGAGTCTGGGTTGCCGCTGTTGCACCCGTAGTTTCCAGATCGACAAAATCGTAAGGGGTTCCGACTGCAACAACACCTTCCCACCGCACAGCTACATAACGGCGAACCGTTACAGCAGCTGCTTGTGAAACCGCATAGCTACCAGCATCTGCACCTGTAGCGCGTTTCCAAAAGATGTGGTGATAGTGAGGTGTACCTGTTGTGTTGGTAGGCGAGCCTGGGAATGCGGTAAAGCCTGCCGGAGCTGTAACCGCACCACTGGTGTTGGTCAGAATATGAACAGTAATGAAACTGCCTGCTGCGACACCAGTCGGCACAGCCACCGAAAAGCCTGCTGTAGTAGCCGTGCCGATTGTTCCTACAGACCCAAATGTAACCGGCATGACTTCACCCCATTAGAATTAAAGGGCGAAGATCTTGTTAGCCCCGTTATCGAACTGGAGAATAACGTCAGTACCGGACGGAGTAAGTGGGAGACCTGTTACACCCGTGTCTTGGAACATGATGAGGCGGGACGTTGCTTCCACACCCGTGTGGATGTAGAAGATAAGAGCCTCGAACTGGTCACCCGTTACGTTGGAAACTGTGATGTCGTCAGCGTCAAAAACACCATTCGTGATGCTGGTGTTCTGAAGTGCGCCGGAGACACCCACACGAGCCAATGCCGGAACATCGTCCAGAAAGTCATGAGCAGCGCTATATGTGTAGTCCGCAAGATCAACCAGGATCACACGAATATCGGCAGTATCCAAGCTCGTGTGGGAGCTGTCTAGAAGAGCTTGCTTAAACAGCGGGTAGAGTGTTGTCGCCATTTGATGTTACACCTCCTGTATCTCCTAGCTCAGCATCCAACCGAGCTGCAAAGGGGTCTTCTGCTTCAGCCAATGCGGCACGTTCTTGAATGATATCCAGGCCCATTTCCTCAGGGAATGTGTAACCCAGTTTCTCAGACAACACCGTACGGATATACGCGGCTGAGGCAATCTTGTTTTCAACCATGAACTTGCATTCTTCCAAGACCTCTTTACGGTCGGTAGGAAGCTTGTCTCCGACTGTAGGAATAATACTCAAGCCATCAAACTTAAAGCCCTCATATGTGGGGAACCACTGCATAGCCAGATCATGGAACATCTGCGCATGAACTTCAATGACTGAAGTATCTTTCTCTTCCGTTGAAGAGAGAAGAGGTCCCATCTGTAGATAAAGGGCTACGCCGGAAACTTCAACCGAGACGTCCACCATACCAACAGCAGCATCACTGACACCGGTTGAGCGTTGCATGGATTGTTCAAGGTACTTGATGTGCTTGAGTGCGGCATCCACACCTCCGCTGTCAAGACCTTTGACACGCTCGAACTTACGCCCCATGGGAATTTCAGCCACACGGCCAGGACCTAACAGCCAGTTGGTCTTTTGCTTGGTCAGTGGATCGGTGGGGGGAGGAGCATCCGTCCAGTAGAAACCCAAGCCCTCCATTGCCAGGGCTAGCTCTTGGTCAGACACAGCCTGGTTAACACCGGCAATGACTCGTTCAATACCACGAAGCTCAGAAGAACCGAACGGGTTGTTCGGCTCATCAAAATTCTTGATGTGATAAACCGGGAGAGATGTAATCCCATTGAGAGTTACCGGCGCAGTGATGACACGCACCGGAGAAGCCTCAGGGTCTTCCCACTCTTCCAAGTCATAAATGCCGTGCTCCATAGTGACGAACCCACCCTCAATAGGGTTGAAGTTCGCATCCACTGCTTTCATATATGTCAATCGGGAAATAAAAGGCTTGTCACCCTCCATCACCTGATCGACAATACGGACACCGATGATCTTGTCCAGGTCGTTCGGGTGCCACACGGGGAAGTACGACGCGGGATCGAGTGGTTCAATACTGATACGTGATCCCTGGGGCTTCAAGGGGTTCGCCTTGAGGTGCCAAAGCCAGTCTCCCCGCATGATGCCGTAACGCTTGTTACCGGCGAACTTGGAACCGAAGCGCTCGCGGTTGCAGAAGTTCCTCATGAACTGCTTGGCTAAAATAGGATCGGTTCGAGTGCCACCGGTAAACAACGGGTCAGGCTCCATGCGGAAACTGAACTTTGTCGCAGTGTAACGGTTGACTGTTTCGATAATCGTCTTTGCGTTCGGGATGTAGATCGGACGTGACTCGGAAGAACGCGCAACAAGCTTGAACGTCTCGGGTACGTTCCAATAGATCTGCTCATACATCTGGTATGAGAGAATGCGCTCCTGGTCTAGGGGATTCACAATCCATGTCGGTTTAGCAATGGGCTGAATGACAGAGATCGGGGCCAGGGGTTGCAGCGTTGAATAAGGCGTAAAAGCCACCGTGTCACCTCCTTAGTATTGCGCGCGACTCACGCGGGATTCTTGCCCCATTAGGCTCTCAGACGGGATACCGAAGTATCCACGCATGAAGCGGCCTAGGGCTTCAACGGAGTGGTTATCCTTGTCAAGCGGTTTCTCTGAATCCGACTTGATTTCAGACTTGTGTTCGGGCCACCGGTAACCTTCACGACATTCCCAGCGAAGGTTGATACATGAACGGTTGAACCGGAGTTGTGCGTGGTCTTCGGGGTGCCGGGGAACCATACCGAAAATCTTCATGTTACGGGGCTTCAAGCCACGCCTAATGAGAGCATCTCGGATTTTGCGTTCCCCTCCCACGTTACCGCGCTGAGGAATCTTCAAGGTGTTCTCCAGAAGCAGTGAGTCCTCAGGTTCAGCCGGGTCTGGATAGAATGCGACAGCACGCCGGACCAATGCCCCGTCAATAGGATCATTTTTCAGGTCCATGGCGATGTCGAGTGTATCTTTCTGCTTCCATAACCGCTCACGCAGAACGTAAACGTTGTTCCATTCGTCTACCTGAATCCACAACCACACCCAGTAGTTGGTGAAACCGTAGTCGAGTGCACCATAAACAGGCCAATTAGGATTATAATTGAAGTCGTACGTGTGGTAATCGTCATCATACTCCTGCATGACAACGCCTACCTTGTCGACAAATTCCGCACCATATTGCCTACGAAATTCATCTTCAGTGAGGTCATCCTCGGCTTCAAGGATTTCCGGGTCTTGTCTACCACCGGGAAAAACAAGGTTGTTCTCCCATGAGGGCGCGTGAAAAGTCATCCATGCTTTCTTACTCGGGTCTTTACCTCGCTCTGCGAGAGCCCAAAGAAGAGAGTTAGCGGACTTACCCTCAGGCACACCAGTGAAAGCAGCCCAACCTTTCTTATCTGAAAGTGTGGGCCGGATGTACTGAGCCCAAGTGATCCTCTTGTGTAGACCTGCCTCTGCCATCAAAACAAAATCAAGACCATCACCGACTAGTTTTTCAGGGTGCTCTGCACTCTTCCCTAGTAGTTCAAATCCCCACTCTGTCTTGATGTGCATAGAGCCAGAGTCAACGTTCTTCTGAAATTTGATAGCGTCTTTGTCGATGCCTAGCTTCCTAAGCGAGTCATAGACAACCGCGAACTCTTTTTCAGCGTGAACATAGTTAGGGCCGACAATCCAACCTAACTGCGGACCACCATTAATCCCTCGCGAAGGGACAAACGCACAAGGCTCAATTTCTTTCCCTCCCCAAAGTGTCTTCCCGTATCGACGTCCACACGGGACAACCTTGAAGCGGGAGGGAGTGTAATGCAGTTTCTTTTGTCCTTCGTGAGGCTCATACCCTGTTTGCGCGTAGTACAGGTCTTTACGGAACACCTTTAGCGACACAGGGCACCTCCTTAAGACTCAGGACACGGCGGTAAACCGGGGTCCAACCTGATGACTGAGTCATCTCTGAAGCCGAATTCGAATTGTCCTCCCTGGTGACCTCCATCAGGCACGTCATCAGGGTCAATCTCGTCACTGTCGTACGGTAAGTGGTCCACACTCCACAGGAGCAGCCCCATAAACCGGTATTCTCTGCGACCGTAGGTCATGGTGCTCCCCTAACTGATCGCGTCAGTCTCCGGAATAATCTGCTCATCGATCGGATTGATGCCGTCGACATAACCCACTGCCGGATCACTGGCATAGATCATCCACAGCATCTCACGCGGGTGATCCTGAACGTCGTGTGGAGCAGGCTGGATTAGTCCGGGTACTCCACCGTACTCAGTCGCTAACGGGAAGTCTGGGGGCAGCTCAGACGGGTTCTTGATTACCATGAAGTACACCTCCTACTGCTTTGATGAAGGCTTCAGCCTCTTCCAGGTCTTGCATGGTCAAGATACCTTTGTTGATCAATGCTGTACGCACGACCGGATCAAAAGGCAAGTGTGACGAATTGATAACAGGTCCAGATGTGTTATCTGGCAGGCCGATTGAAGGCTCTTCCTTTTTCTTGAGGAAATCAGTATTGACATCTGTTCCCTCAGGAGTGAATGGATGCCTCAGCTTCTTGTGTGCCTCTTCCGGCTGACTGCACATTTTACAGTTCATCGTCGTCATCCTCCTCCTCGACAACTTCGCCCTCAATGAAGTTCTCCACACCAGGATACGATGGAGTGCCATCCGGATTGACAATGACCGCGTTCATCAAGAAAGATACCTTGTGGTTGATTTCGGCTTCTACCTTTGCAATAGGAGCACCAACCGTCTGGTCGAGAATGTATTTCGCAGCAGCGAACTTGGTGGCAGCCGGAGTTACAGGCTTTCCATTCTCATCGAACTCATCATCGTTCATCAGCCGATGCATCAATGCAATGGCGTCTTCAGCCATTTCACGAATGTTGTCATTGACCAATTGCTTGTGCCGCTTACGCACTTGGGCGAGTACTTCTTCGGTAATCCATTTCGGTCGCGGACCGCGTGTGAATTTACCATCCAAGCCTTTGGGTTTACCTCGCGCAAGCTCTTGAAGGTCCCATTCTTCAATAGGCTTCCAGCCATTGTCTTCAATGAGAGCGTCAACAGCTTTCTTGCTTCTTGGATTGACCTTTTTTGCGCGTGCCATTCGTGCATGAGGACGATCGGATCTTGGGTTGCCATTATTGAATTCAGACATTGTGAACCCCTACTCTGGAGAGGTGAAAGAGGAAACCTAGACGGGAGCTGCGATAGGACACGCGCCAAAGGTTCAACCCTTTTCGAGGAGGAAAAAAGGGTGCGCGAAACTAGCGCTCTGTAGGCCAGGGCCTACTGGGACCGTCTAGGCTCCACGTGCGCGATAGTACGGGGAGATTGATCGCATGTCAATGAGCCGTGCGTGTCCTGCTCATACGCACAGCTCAGAGACCTTGACAGCGACCTACCGCATGTGCTTCCTCCTGGGTGGGCGGTAGGCCTGAACCTTGACGGCTGACCTGATCTCCTCATCAGGATCAACCGGCCACACGATAGTTCGGACGTCGCTACTCGTGATCTGCGCGTCCACTAGACGACTCATCGGTCCATCGGGAGGGAGCAAGCTCAACCACTGTCCCATCTTCCTGTACCTCGAAGATACCGCTTGGGCCAAGGCTGACCCTACCCATTGAAGACCCTTCACGTACATCCTGAGTCTCAGTCTCATCAAATGTCAGTCCTTTACAATGGGCTTCAATAGCCTTCCACACACCCCATTCAGCCAGCAGCCAAAGGCCCAGTAGCAGGATCAGTAAGCTGAAGAGCCACCACATCATTGATTGTCTTGCCTCCAAGCTGTTCTAGAAGGTGATGAAGATCCGGCCACATTTTTAATAGCTCGACTCTCCGGTTACGATCCATGACGAACTGATTGACTACCTTGTTCGCGTTGTGGAGGGTCTGAGAAAGCGTGTCCTGTTCAATGGCCGTTGCCGTAATAGCTTCAACCTGAACAGGCTCCATTGTAGTTTTGAGGGCAAACTCCATCAGCTTCGCCCACTCAGCCGCAGGGTAGGGCTCATGCCGAGTGTAGGTGACAAAGACACCTACTGTATTAACCTTAGGCTCGACTACCTTTACTTGTGGAGTCTCATCCTTCATGGAGGTCATACCCGTTCTCCTTTAGTAATCTATAGAGGTGCGCAGCTTGACGCGGCATCTCAACTTCATGCCAAAGCTCATAAAACAAATCAAGCATCATTTTACGCTCAACCATCAAACGATCAATGCTGTCTTTTTGACGTTTATTAGCTTCTTGCATTTTAGTCGCTTGTTCTAAGGGACTTGGCACTCTTAATCGCCTCCTTTTCCATCAGCTTGATTACCTCATCCGGCGTGTCCATGTAGCTGTAGCAGTCGACAAAGACCGCGTAAGCGATAACAGCTCCGCGCATCTTAGCACGTGCTAATTGAAGACGGGCTGGATCAATGTGCTCAGTATGGTAGCGCAACACGGTCTTAGCCATTTTGACGACCTCGAACCACATGCGGTCCCGGATCGTCCCAGTAGGCTTACCCGGCGCGTAGATCAGTGGATCACGCTCAAAGTAGCGGAGATCCTTCTCTCGCTCCCTGTCGCTGTACGTCATGATCCTCCTCGCGATCGGTGTCCCGTTAGAACCTCCTAACCCTAAAGGAGGGGTGATCCCAGCTAACTCATCTAACCTAGTGTACGCGTTCCACGTGTGGATGTCACCACACAACTCGGATGCCAAGAATTCTTCCGCAGTCTTGAACGGCCAGTGCTTACCCTTTTTGAACCACTCACGCCTCCGCAAGTTGTCCCACTGAACCACACACTTCAACGTCAAGGGCCACTGTCCAGGCTTCCTGGGCATTACATTCATAGCCTCACGAGCTAGCTCATGTGGGTCCCGCTTGGCTAACCGCCACTGGAGTAAAGCATTGGTAATGATTGCCTTCTGAAGAGTATCCAACGTGCCCGGGTACTCTCCTAGCTTGACTTGGGCTTTCCAGGCGAGTGTCTCCAATGCCAGCGGAGTACCATAGCGTTTATCCACAGGAGCCACGTAAGGCCGTCCAGT